CCCCTGAGTATACCCCATCCGAGCAACCCCCCGCAACCCGGATACCCCCCGGTCGGAGATACCCCGGGGTCGGACAGACCCCCCGTCTCCACAACCGGGGTCTGGTCCGGGAACCCGGACCACCCGAGTAGGCGATAGCCCGTCTCCCCAAGGGGGGAGGCGATCGGGAGGGTCCGCCGCATCGCGGCGGGCGGACCCTCCCGATCTCCCTCCCCCTTTTCGCTTTTCTCTAAATGTAGAGGGTTCATCTAAGGGAGAGAGAGTCTCCCTTATGGAGACTCTCTCCCTTAGGGAGATTGATATGGGTAGCACTGTGTTCCGCATGGGCGTCTCCCAGTCTGGGCCGCCGCTCCGGGGCAAACCCCTGGATCGTCCATGCGGAACGCTCTGCCGCCGTAGCCGAAATGGCCCAGTGGAGATGGTATTCCGCATGGTCAGAAGAGGGAATCCGCGCCGTTGCTGGGATCCGAGCCGGTCCGGCCGGGCGGCTGCGGGCCCCCACCATCCCGATCCATGCGGAACGCTCTACCGTGAGGATTGTTGTTCCGCATGGGCGCAGCCTGGAATCCGCGCGGGCACTGGCCTAGGAGGCCGTGGTTGTAGGCGTGGCTGGCCTCCGCGTCGGCGTCCGCCAGCACGTCTAGGAGCGCCTCGCACGATGCGGCGAGTGCGTCGTCGTCGGGCAGGGCGCGGGCGATGGAGCGGCGTAGGTCCGCGACGCCCCAGGCGGCCGTGTGGAGATGGGAGATGATGCGCAGCGCGGCCTCCCGAGCGGCCGGCGAGGGCCTGAGGAGGATGGGGTTCGAGGGTGATTCCATGCCACCTATTCTACTCGGGCACGACTAATGGCCCCTACCACCTTGGCGGGGCCTGACGGCTGCGGTATTCGGCTATGGGGCCGGGCGGCTGCGGGCGCCCGGACGGATGGTCAGGCTGTCACCGGGCGAGGCGTTTGAGCAGGCGGCCTTCGGGATCCCGGGTCACCTGCACGTCGTAGTGGAGGTCGCCGTGCTCGGCCTCGAACTCTCTGGCCAACTGCCAGCCTTCCCAGCCGGCGACGGGCCGCTCCATCATCTGGTCGGCGGAGTATCCCCGGCGGAGGATCCGTTCCCTCATCTCGGCTACCTCCGTCGGCGTGTAGATCATGTCGCACGGCCTCGCGACCTTCTGCGTGGGAGGCACGAATGGCACGCTCGGCGCCGCCGCCGGAGGCGCGGATGCTTCCTGCGGCGCCTCCGGCTGCTCGGGCGGCTGTGGTGCGTGTTCGATCTTGGAGACCCGCTCCCTGTAGGCCTTGTAGCGGGCGACGGCGGCGGCCTTCTTGCGTTTGACCCACTCGCGGAGATTGATCCACGCCAGATAGGCTTTTTTGTCTACGCGGATCCACGAGGGGCGGGGGCAGCCGTCGGGGCCGATCCCGCCGCGCTCCCAGGCGATCAGGCCTGCTTTTTCGAGGCGCTTGAGGCCCTCCCTGGCCCACCGGTCGGTGATATGGGAGGCCATCGCGACCTGGTAGGCGGTGGTGCGGCCCTCCGCGGACTTCGAGGGCAGGCAGACGGCCAGGCCCTGCATCGCGTAGGTCATGCACCGGTCGAACCCGCCCCAGCCGCGCTGGGCGTGGGAGCGGGTCAGGGACGTCAGGGGCGCCCTGGCGTTCATGCCTTCATGGCGCCGCGGCGACTTCGTCTTACTCATTTTCTCATTCCTTTCCGGAGTGGACTGTGCCAGTCTACAGCCTCGCAGTGGTAGGGGTCATTCTCGGAGGGCCCTGTGGCGGCGTCGAAGTCCGATATCCACACGGCCGGGAACCCGTCCTTCCCCTTCGGGAGTTGGACGGAGACCCGCATACGGCCGGCGGCGAGGTGTTCTCTCAGGAAGCCGCCTTTGTCGGTGTAGGTCCTATCGTGGACGGCGCCGATGGCGACGGTGGTCAGCTGGGCGCTGTACGGGCCGTGGTGCCGCTGGGCGTCGGGGATCACCCGGGATTCCGGGTCGAACCAGACCAGGCCGGTAGAGCGGCCTTCCTGGCGGAGTCTCTCCCACGCCGTCGCCGCCATATACCGGTAGGCGACCAGCTGGTCGGGGGAGACGATGAGGGATGGTTTTCTGTAGGCGTCCATCTGGGCGACGCCATGGTTATAGATTTCCATATGCACAGTGTACACTGTTCCGGATGGCGCCGTCAAAACGGCAAGAGACCCCCAGCGTCACACTGGGGGTCTCTAAGGCACCTATAGGCTCCTAGCAGGGCCAGCCGTCATCGAAATGGCATCTGAACATTCCGCCGAACAGCCAGCCGAAATACCTCCAACTCATGGTGTCTCACCTCCTATCATTCTCCGGTCGTGTCGGGCCGCCACGGGTAGTCCCCCGGCGGCAGCCCCTCGCTGAACCTCGCCCACAAGAGCAGGTTGGGCACGTCGACCACTATGTGCCGGTAGCCGCTCGGGAGCCTCAGCTGAGGGGATAGTTTGAAGTCGGCGCCGACGGGCCACACGCCCCTGCTTTTCTTATAGGCGATGGAGGAGTCCGGGGAGGTGCCGCCCGGCCGGGTCTCGATCGTCGGCGTCGGAGGGAGGCCCTGGTAGCACTCCCCGTCGGACGGCGGCATCAGCGTCTCCCGGACCAGCCAGCCCTGGGCGGCGGCGAGGGTCAGCCGGAGTGCCCAGTCCGGCGTTCTTGCCCCCCGCCGGACCGTCACCCTCGCGGCTCCGCCACGGGCGTGGCGGCGGCCGATGTCGGCGAGGGTGACCGTCAGCCGGTGCACGACCCTGGCCGTCCGGCCGAGCTTCGCGATCGGGGCCGCCCCGCGGGCGCGGGACGTGCCTTTCCCCCAGGTGTTGATGGTGTCTCGGGAGACGCCCTCTATCTCGGAGATGTCGGCGTAGGTCAGGCCCATCGCGTTGAGGGCGCGGACGCAGGTCTGCAGCTGCTCTACGTGCTCGGATGCCATGGTTACTGCCCCCCGTCGGTCTCGGAGTCCCGGAGGGTCCAGCCGTAGGCGTACCCGTAGATGCTCGCTGTGATGGTCAGGACGATCCGCCACGGGGCGGAGGCGGTGGTGACGGCGACGGCGATGAGCGCGACCCATGCCAGGCCGAGCAGTGCCACCATCGCCGGCGTCGGAGTCGGAGTCGGCTTGGTCATCTCAGCAATCCTGCCTTTCGTGCGAAATTGTCCGCGATCTTCTGGTTTTTGTCGATCCAGGCCTGGCGGGCCCTCCGCAGGGTCCGGAGGCCGGTGGGGCAGTGGTCGATCGCGGAGTCCGGGAGGGCGTTCAGGACGTCGGTCAGGGCGTCGGCGGCGCCCATCGAATACCATGCCCGCTGCTCGGGAGAGAGCCGATCCCAGTCGCAATCCAGGCTGGCGCCGGCTCGGCGGCCGTCGGCGTAGAGACGATCGTAGGCCTCCGTGTGGGCTTTCACGATGGTGTCGCGGATGGTGCCTCTTTTGCAGCCGTACAGGTTGGTGGCCGCTATGAGGGCGTAGCAGGCGCCGGACCAGTAGACGGCCTTCGTCTCGGGCGTGTCCCAGTCGCGGAGCGCGGCGGCGGTGAGGATTTTCTTAGTCATTTGATGTACCTTTCCAGTGTCAGGTCGTAGATGGCGGTGCATGCGTCGAAGAAGCCGTGCGGCCCGGCGGGGGGCAGGTTCTCGGCGAGGTAGCGCAGGTCGCAGACGAACCTGGCGCCGGGGACGTGCTGGGCGCCACCGGCGGCGGTCAGCTGCGCCTGGGAGTAGAGCGTGATCGGGGTCCCGTCGGCGGCGCCGATGGAGATGTGCCGGTGCCCGAGATCGCGTTCCAGGTGGTGGATGTAGGAGACGCAGTGGGCGGCGAATATCTCGCCGCCGGTGCGGTCCTGAGGATGTTTTATCTTAAAGTCCATTTACTCCGACACCTCCTTCGTAAAACGTTCGTACCAGAGTGTCAGGTCGCACGTGTACTCGCACTGGGCATAGGGGTCGAAGACACAGAAGAGCAAGGACAGGAGGCGGGTGTCCGGGGCGCCCGGGGGGATCGGGTCGCCGGTGAAGGCATCGATCGGCGCGAGGGGGGCCTCAGGGTCCCACCATGCGGAGTCTCCCTCCAAGCCGGCCTCAAGCGCCTCTTGAACGCGGTCTGCCTCATCTTCGATGACGCCTCCATCTTCGATCAGGTAGTCCAAGACGAAGTCCCGGATTGCGATCCGCTCGGAGTATTCCATTATTGTTCCTTTCCGGTGTGGTAGCTGTGGTAGCAGGGCTTGGGGAAGCGGGGCCATGCCAGGCCTCGAACGGTGGCGACGTGGCCTCCGGTCATGTGCCGGATGGCGGTGTGCCGGCCTCCGAAGTGCAGGTCCACGCTGTAGGCGGCGTTGTCGGGGTTGCCGACCAGGTAGCCCTCGCGGTCGTAATAGCAGGTGCCCTCGTAGCCGACGGCGGCGGCGTGGCGGCTGTCCTCGCAGATGCGCCTATAGGCGTCCGGGAGCATCTCGGGATGGAACTCAGGCATGACGCGAGCCTCCCTCCGCGGCCCACCGGCGCCACAACGTCATAAGCGCCATTTTCGTTTCCTTTCTCGGGGCCCCGGCCCCTCCGGGGGGGCCGGGGCGGGGTTGTCAGTCTTCGGTGTCGAGGATGATCAGGGCAAGATCCTCGAGGTCCGCATCGTCGTAGTCGCCGTCCCAGGTAGGATCGAGGTTGGCGATGATCGCGTGCTTGGCGGCCTCCCGGGTCAGGCCGGTCTTGGCGGCGAGCCAGCAAGCCGCATCCTCGGTCTCCCAGTCGATCCACTTGGAGCCTTCGTAGATCCTCATTTCCACATCCTTTCGGTTTCGCTCGGGAGCTTCTCTCCCTCGCTGTACCTATAGTCTACCCCGTCCGTGGTACGTAGTCAACCTGGCGTGGTGTGACGCTGGCCACGGGACGGACGGGTGGGGCGGCTGGGTAAAGGGGGGAGGCCCCCCGCCGGGGCGGGGGGCCTTTCTTCTAGGAGTTCCGGATTTCGTCTCGGAGTTCGATCAGGTCTTCGGGATCGAAGAGTCCCTTGTATCTGGGGAGTTTCTTGAGTTTCTTCTCGGCTTCCTTGAGGAGGAGTCCGGTCTCGGCTCTGAGCCAGTGCTTGGATTCGACCAGGTTGCTGGTGAAGGTCCGGGGGAATCGGGGGTCTCTCTGCGACATTTCCATCTCTTTTCTTTTGTTTGCTTGGGAGCCTTTCTCCCTCGCTGTACCTATAGTCTACCCCGTCCGTGGTATGGTGTCAAGCCACAGACGGGGTAGATTCTTGTGGTGGTGGTCACTCTCCGAGGCTGCGTTCGAGCCGGGAGATGCGGGCGTCCACGACGCCTATCTCCTGTGAGAGACGCCGGAGGGTGCCGGCGTGCTCGTCCCGGAGGGCGTGGACCTGGCCCTCCACGCGGGCCAGGCCCTCCGCGAGGGAGCGGCCGTCGCCCTGAGGCTCCATACGGCGGCGCATCGCCCGCAGCTGCCTCCACACGGGGACCAGGCCGGCGACGGCCGTGAGGACGCCGGCGACGGCGGTGAGGATCGGGGCGACGTGCTGCACTACTGGCCTCCCCCTCCTGACGTCGGGGCCGGGGCGGGGGCCGGGAGCTGGGCGACGTGGGCGGCCGCAGCGGCGCCGGGATCGAGCTTGGTCTCGGGCGCCGGAGACGGCGTAGTGGGCGCCTCGGTCTCCGGCTCGGGCTGCGCCGGCGTCTCCGGAGTCCCGACGGTCGCGGAGTGCCGGCCGCGCACGCTGTCTTTGCCGTAGACGTTGACCGTGTTCCCTTTGGGTTCGCCGGGCATCAGGTCGTAGAGGCCGGAGGCGGTCAGGCCGAGCACGATGCCGCGGGCGACGGCGTCCAGGTAGCCGGATCCGGTGGAGTAGGCGTCTCCGCAGGCGACGGCGACGCCGGCGAGCACGGAGACGAGCGGCGCCAGCTTGGAGGGCACCCCGGTTCTTTTGGCGAGGTTGGTGAGGGCGACGATGGCCGGGACGGTCAGGAGGATGCTCATCAGATGCTCGCCCCCAGCGCCCGCAGGTCATCGAGCAGGGATTTGGCCTGGGCGTGGACGGCCTCCATGAGGGTCTGGACCGTCTCCGGATAGGCGCTGTGCTCGGGGATATCCGGGTTGGCGACCTTGATCGCCTGGTACTCCTCCCAGCTGATCCGGCGCATGCTGCAGCCGGTGACCAGGTAGGCGACATTGTCGCCTACACGCCATACAATAATCATGGTTTCTCCTAGCGGTGGTTTGATAGGTTCGGGTTCCTCGGGGGTGTCCCCGAGGGCCGCGTGGTAGATATCGTCCAGCTGGTCGATCTTGGCGTCATACGGACAGTTTTTCCCGTAGGCGGTGGACCAGCGGGCGCCGGTCTGCGCCCTGCACCACGTCTTCCGGTCGGTCGGGTCGAAACGGCCGAAATCCCCGGCACAGCCCAAACGATGCCAGGCGAGTCCCCGAAGATCGCCGGGCGTGGCGATACGCCGAGGGACGTGCGGGTGCGTGTCCCATATCCAGGCGAGCAGCTGCCCGAGCGCGGTCACCTGCGAGGAAGTTAGGGCACGCTCGGAGGCGCCGTCCCACGTCTCCACGCTGATGTCGCCAAAATTCCCGGCGCCGGACGCCCGAGTGGCCTGCGACGTGGAGGCGTACTGGTACACCTCCCCGACTCCGTTGACGTAGAACGTCGAATAGGTGCCGCGGTATGGCCCATATTTGTAGAGGTTCTGGGCGCCGGAGACGGCGGTGTGCAGGGTCATCCTGACCGGCGTATGCGACCGGTCGGAGGTTTCTGCGTTGAGGGGCCAGTGGGTGGCCCCGGGATACCAAGCCATAGAGACTGCCTTTCTTTAGTATCCTATTGCGGTCCACATGAAAGCATACGGGACGTTGCCTCCGCTTCCCCGGAAGCGCGCCCTAAACTTCTCGGTGCTCAGGGAGTCGATTTCGAGGGGCCCCGGGGGCGGCTGGCACTGGAACTGTGCATTATTGATCCCGGACAGCGGCGTGCACGTGATCGAGCACACACCTTCCTGGAAAGTCACCGGGAAGCCAGCCTCGGGCATGTAGGTGAAACCATCCTGTATAGACGTCGGATAGGCGAAAACTATGCCCGTGACGATCCGGCATTTCTTCCAGTAGGCGGCCGCCGCGGTCCCCGAGATGGAGGTGCCGTTGGTGTGCGACGCCACTAGAGAGTTATCTATGGCTTCGGTACGGCACTCCAAGAGCGTGTCGTTGAGCTTCTTGGCGGTGAGCAGCTCGCCGTCGGTAAAGTTGTACACTCAGTCTCTTCCTTTCCACCGGATGGCTTCCAGCCATGCCGGCACGTGCTCGTAGGGAATGGGTTTTTGCAGTTCGAGGGTCGTTTTGACGCTCGTGGTATCCAGAGACCACTTGATGCCCTTGATGTGGCAGGGGTAGGTATCCTGGATAGTGGAGACCATGACGATGTCGGTCAGGTCCAGCTGGGCTGTTTTCCCGACGATGGCCATGGCGTCGCCGTGGACACGGTAGGGGTGGGCGACGGCGGGGTCGGCTTCGTGCCAGGCCGGCAGGGTGACGGACGATACCCACGCCGACGGGTAGTTGTAGTAGAGCTTCCTGGTCAGGGTGCCGACGGTCCGGGCGGCCCACGTGTTTTGGTTGTGCAGGAACTCAAAAGTGTTGACCGAGATGTTCACCTGCTTTTTGCGTTCCCCGAACTCAGCTTCGATTGTGCGCTCGTAGACCGTGGTCTTTTGCTGCGAGAGAGTGCCTTTGTCTTTCCATTTCTTCGCGTTCGGATCCCATTCCTGGTCTACGTGGTCGGTGGTGATATCGAGCCGGGAGATGGCGGAGGACGCGTCATAGTCGATCGAGGCCTCCGTGGTCTGCGGATAGACCACATTGGATTTGTATTCGGTGACGCCGCCGGCGTCGATCAGGTACCCGGAGGGTAGATTGTCGGGCGGGGACCAGGCGAACGCCAGCCATCCGCGCGAGTCAATGAACCACGGCCTGCAGCCCGTGCTCGTGATGATATCCAGCCACTGGGCGAGGGACCGCTCCGTGTAGGGCGCCCGGTGAACGCCGAGCCGCGACCACCCGTTGTCGGATTTGAGGGTGGTGTGCCACGAGATCCCGTTGGGGCCCGTGACTTCGCCGATTCCGTTCGCCGTCCACACCCACCCCTCCGACAGCGGGCCCACGCTGGTTTTAGCTGCGAGTTTGGCGGTGGAGTCCACGGAGGTTATCTCTGTGGTGTAGGTGCCGTCGGGCTGGTAGTGGGACACGACCGTATCGACGGTGCCCGTGAAGATCGGCGTCGCGGACGGGACGTGCACCAGGATGGTCCGGCGGCCGCGGTGTATCTTGGCGACCCGGGGATCATAGGAGTCCTTATAGGTGGCTTTCATGGTGCCGATCTTATAGTTGGAGGTGATGCCGTCGTAGTCCATGCCGCGCTCGGTCGTGACCGTGACGCTGTTTTCGAGCATGTTCACCCATATCAGGTCGGCGTCGGAGGGCGGGAGCGTGTACTGGCCGAGCCGGATGTTGCCGAGCGTGTCCCAGTCGCCCACTTTCCGGTTGGGGTCGGGGAGCGTGGTGGAGCCGAGGATGATCTTGCCGAGGCGCTGGTCTGCGGTGGCGGGGTCGGGGAGTTGGGCCATGAGGGCGTAGGCCTCCGGACCCGTGGCCGCAAGCCCGTCTCCGGGGATTTCTAGCTCGTGCTCCACGTGGAGTTCGCATTCCTGCCCGTCGCATACCTCGGGGGTCTCTATGGTGAGGCGCTGCAGGTAGCGCGGGTTGTAGGAGAGCCAGGTGCGGTCGGTGCCGTCCATGGTCTGGGTGCGCACCGTGCCCTGGATCCCGATCCGGGCGGTGGCGCCTGTGACGGTGGGGCATTTGATGGTGACGGTGACGGCCGGATTCCACGTGGCGGGGATGGGCGGCAGGTTGATCGTGACCAGGTCGCGGCTGTCGGCCTTGAACGTGAAATCGCCCTTCGGGTCGTGCCGTTGATTGTCGGGGACGAAGACACGCACCCTGTCTTGGCTCCATTGGTCGCCGCTGCGCTGGCGCCAGTGCTTGGGGGCGAAATCGAAGCGCGAGACGGGCGGGTAGACGTGCATGGTGCCTCCTATCCTACCAGGTGCCGGCCGGTGGCGCGCTCGTAGTCGCGGATGGCGTCTACGACGGCCTGGCCGGAGCGGGCGTCGGCGGTGAGGGTCTGGACGGTGATGTTGACGGGCCTGGTTTCACGTGGAACCGCCGCCGCGACGGCGGGGAGGGGCATGCCGGCGGGGACGCCGGCGAGGGCCTGCCCGTCGATCATGCCCGGCATGCCGCGGGTCAGGGATTGGAGGGAGGATCGGACGGCGCCGTACCGGGACGCCATGCCGTCCACGAGGCCCTGGATGATGAGCTGGCCGGCGCCGCGCAGGAGGGTGCGGTCCACGGACTCCGGGCCCTTCCACGACGTCAGCTTGTTGGTCAGCCACTTGAAGCCGTCTTTGATCGCGCCGAAGCCTGATTTGATGCCGTCCCATAGGCCTCCGATGATCTTCTTGCCGACGTTCCACAGGATCTTGCCTGCGTTGCCGAACGCCTTCACGATCTTCCCTGGTATATCGGCGACCCACGAGACGACCTTGACGATGCCGTTCCAAATCGAGGACACTATCTGGCCCATGACGTTCCACACTTTGGATAGTAGTTTGCCGAACCACCCGATAACCATCCCAATACTGCCAACGATGGTCTGGAATGTTATTTTGACTTGGTGTGCGGCGGCGCCGATGACGGCCTTGATCCCGGACCAGATGGATTTGACGACGCCGAGCAGGCCCTGGAACGCGCTACCGAGCCAGCCGGCGGCGGTCCGGATGCCGGTGAAGACCGCGCCGATGACGGCGCCGGCGCCGGAGATGACGGCCTTGATCCCCGCCCACACCCAGCCGGCGACGGTCGCGATCCCTGTGAAGACGGCGCCGATGACTGCGGCCCCGCCCTTCAGGAGGGCGATGAGGCCCTCCCATGCGGCTTTGACGATGGCGACGGCGCCCGTGAAGACCAGCTTGACGCCATCCCACGCCAGGCCTACGACGGTGGCGAGACCGGACATGACGGCGGAGACAGCCATGACGCCGAGCTGGAAGACCAATTTGATGGCCTCCCACGCGATTTTCAGGGCGACGGCCGCGGCCTTGACGACGCCTACGAGTAGCCGCCAGGCGCCGACGAAGACACCGCCGATGACGCGTCCGAGACCGGCGAGGAGTCCGGGGAGCTTGCCGATGAGCGGGACGATATGGTCGGCGATGAAACCCGTCACCTTAGTTACGACGGGCAGCAACATGCTGCCGAGCTTGGCCTTGGCATCTTCCCATTTCGCTGACAGTACCTGTTGTTTGTGCGCGAGTGTGTCTGTTTCCCTCGCGAATTTCCCGGTCGAATCCGCGGACTGTTTTTGGATGAGGGAGAGTGTGGCTGCCTGTGTGGCCTGTGTGGTGAGTTGTCCGTTGACTTTTTTGTAGCCGAGTGCGGCGGCTTCGGCGTCGATCGCATTCTGGGTGAGGGAAATGCCGTATTTCTCGATCGGATCTCTCTCGCCCTTCAGGGCTGCGGAGAGCGCGTCGACGGCGTCTTTTGTGTTGCCGCCGAACTGCGCGGATAGGTCTGCGCCGATCTTAATGACTTTGTTGGCCTGGTCCGCCAATTGGTTGGCGGCCGTGCCGCCGTTTTTCAGCTGGGTGCCGATGAGCGTCGCCATTTCACTGTATTGGTTTCGGGAGAGTCCGACGGCGTCGGCGGCTTTCTGGGCGTAGGCGTGTACTTGTTTGGCGGAGGATTTGAATACGTCGTCGACGGCGCCCATTGACTGTTGCAGGTTGCTGGCGGCTCCGACGGCTTGCTTGCCGAGGGCGAAAGCGGCGGTGGCGCCGAATCCTATGGCGCCGGCGGCGAGGCCTTTCATGCCGATGCCGAGGGCGGACATGGACTGCTTGAGCTTGCCGATACCGCCTTCGGCCTGCCCGATCTTCCCCATCTCCGACCGGAACCTTTTAGTGTCGGCCGTCACACTGATTTTGATTGATTGCTTGCCTGCCACCTTGATAGACTCCCTTCTGTCAGATGGTTCGTTCCTTTCCTGACATTGGGGGGATGCCCCCGGGCTTGAGACTTCTCCGCTCTCTCTCAGTCTCGCCCGGGGGCCTTTTCATGTTCTCTGGCGGCGGTTCCATTCGCGGATGAGCGCCGCGGTCTCCATCCTGGTCAGGCCCCAGTATTCACAGGGAGACGTGATGATGCCCGAGGCGACCATTGCCGCCATCTGTCTCACGAAACGGCGCCGTCGCCTCGATCGCCGCGGCGTGGCTGGGTGCGTGGGGGCGGATGCGGGCGAGGATCCCGGTGAGGGCGGCGTCGCGGGGCGGCTCCGTGTGGGAGGCAGCTTCGATGACGTCCAGGGCGTCGGCCATGGTGAGGCCGTCGGCGACGGCCGGGGTGATGGCGGGGTCTCCGGGCTGGGCGAGGCGTTGCAGGGCGATGGTGGCGAGGGCGCGCATCATGAGGCCGGGGTCGGGGTCGGCGTCCAGGCCGGCGCCGGTGATGGTCGTGTACATGACCTGCTCCCCGATGGTGAGGGATTCCGCGAAGGCCGAGAATGCCTCCGATTGCGCGTCAGTGCTGGGTTCCATTAGAGGGTTCCTCCGATGTTGTTGTCCAGGCCGAGCTTGTCGCATATCTCGGCGAGTCCTTTGAGTAGGTGCTTGACGATGTCCTGGTTGCGGGCTTCCAGGGCCTGCACCAGGAAAGGATGCGGATGGATATGGTGGCGTGGCCACCCGTAGTGCTGGACGCCGGCGTACGGTATGCTCTTACGGCCGGCGTAGACCACGCTCTTGGTTTTGCCGCGGCCGGCGCGGATCGATCCCGCGAGCCGGCCGGTCTTGTGGGGTGCGAGGGGTTTGGCGGTGCGGACCACGAGATCGCCGAGCGAGTGCATGAGGTCCTTCATGTCCTGCGTTTCGGCGCCGGCCCGGGCGAGGGCCCGCATCGTCTTGTCTGCCCCCTGGATGCGCATGGTGACTCCGTCGCCCACGGAGTAGACGCCGTCATGCATCACAGAGTTCGCTTTCTTTTACGCTTGGGTTTTCTTCTCGCGGGTGCGGATCGTGAACTCGATTTCGGTCGTGCTGTCGTCGTCGCCGGCTTTGATGCCGATCGCTGGGCGGAGCTTCGGGAACGCCAGCGTCCCGACCCAGTGGGGTTCGTCCACGGTGGGCGTGTCGTTGGCGTGCGGGGCGAGCGTGAAAGGCACGTTGTCTTTGCCGGGATTGTCGAAGACTTTCATTAGGAGGGCTTCGGCGCTCGTGGACTGGACGATGGTGACTTCAAGGGTTGCCTTGCCGACGGAGCCTTTCATGACGTCGCCGAACGTCTTCGTTCCCGCATCCTTGGTTTCCTCTTTCGGGAACTTCCACTCGGAGATTTCGGCGGCGTAGTCCGTGTTGTCGATTTTGAGGACCAGTTTGGATCCCCGGAGGCGCTGTATAGCCATACTATTTGGCCTTTCGTGTGATGATGGTTTTGATGGTGATGCGGACGGCTGGGAGCGGGGAGGCGAGGGCGTCGCCGGAGATGGCGACGTACTCGCTGATGCTGATGCCGCCGACGTCCAGGGAGAGCATGACCTGGGCGACCCGGTCCAGCCAGGCGGTGGCGTCGGCGACGGCCATGCCGGGCCGGGCGGTGACGGTGACCCGCCACGTGGCCCGGGCTTGGGCGTAGGGCAGGTTCTGAGTGTCGCCGGCTTCGACGCCCATTAGCTCGATCCAGGCGGTGGCGGGCGGCGGTGTCTGCGGCAGGTAGGAGCGGACGTCGGTCAGCTCGGTCCCGAAGGCCTGGCCGAGGACGCCGACCAGGCTTTCCTGGATTTCGGCGCGGCAGTCCGCGATGGTGGGTATCTCGGTCATGCGAGTCCTGGCCTGACGTAGGGAGCGAGCATGGGGTAGACGGCCCGGAGCGGATCCCTGGCGAGCCGCACCGGGCTGCCGGCGTCCGCGAACGCCGAGAATACCCCGCCCGGACTCAGCATGCGGGTGTTGAGTTCGCGGGCGACTTCGAGGACGGCCCTGTGGGCGATCTTGTCGGGCAGCTCGGAGGCGCCGACGTAGGACCGGACCATCTGGACGGCGGTGTCGATCAGCTCCGCGATATCCGTGGGTTCCAGGGTGGAGGCCCCACCCGCGAGGTGCAGTTCGCGGGTGAGGACCAGCCGGAGTTTCTCAAGATCGACGGTGAGCGCCATGTCAGCCTTGCTTGAACGTCCAGGGCAGGAGGGCGCCGGGGAAAGGACAGTAGTGGACACACTCGCTGTAGATCGCGGTGTCGCGGCGCAGGTCCAGCACCTGGTCTTGCTGCAGCCGGAGCGGCGCCTCCCCGTCGTCGCGGACGACGATCGCACGCTTGTCGTAGAAGCACGCCAGTGTCTCGCCGGGGATCGGCGTGACGGGCACGCCGTACAGGCTCAGCGAGATGGGCTTGGTCGGGTCGATCTTGCCCTCGTTGGCGACGGCCGTGTCGGATCCGACCCAGCGGAGCAGTCGCTTTTCCTCGCCGAGCGCCGCGATCACCTTGATCAGGTCCCACGTGAGGAACAAACCGTCGATCGAATACTGATCACTATCGTCGAATGCCTTCTGTGCGTCAATGATAACGTTGCGCAGCGAGACCGCCGTGATTTCGCTGGCCTTGGTGGCGCCGCCGACGGAGTGCTTGGCCGCCGCGGCGATGATCTGCTCGCGGACGAACTGCACGTTCCACGCCTCGAACGCCTTGGCGTGTTTGATGGCGAGTCGCTGCCCGATATCGTCCAGGAACGACGGGTCGGCCCGGTTGATGGTGGCGCGGGTGAGGGACGTGCCGCCCGCGAACGCGGTGACTTTCGCGGTCTGCAGCTCGTCGGTCATGGTCCCGGTGGCCACCTGGGTGCCCTCCGTGTACTCGGCGACCGTCAGGCTGTCTTCCTTGTAGACGGAGTACTGGACGGTCTGGCCCTGCATCGGGACGTCGTGCGTGTAGGCCAGGGCGTTGGTGACGCGCTTCTTGGCTTCCATTTTGGCTTGGAGGCGTCCGAGCCAGGCGGGCGGCTGCGCGGACTGGCCGACCTTGGTGACGGTGACGTCACGGAAATCCAGGCCCTCGGGGGCGTTCTTGATGTAGTCCCCGTAGGACCGGTACTGGGCGAGGGGATGCGGCTCGGTGACCTGGGCGGTCTCCACTCGGTCGATCCGGTCGCGGAGGGCGCGGACGTCGGCGGAGATACCGCCGATCGCGTCGTCCAGTTTATCGATGGCGGTCTCTGCCATAGCATTCACCTTCATTTCTTCGATAGCGGTGTTGGAGCGTTGGTCGGTGATAGCGGTGTCTTCGTAGGCCGGGAACGGAACCACGGAGACTTCGTAGAGGATTGCTCGGGTGACAGCGACGTCGATCCCGTCATCGGTGTAGGTGACGGTCTGCCCGCCGGAGGCCGGCATGAACCCTATCGACATTTGTGTGAGGGCGCCGTCGGCGATGAGCTGGCGGACGTCCCGGCCCAGCTGGGTGTCGGAGATGCGGGCGTCGATCACGAGGGCCCCGTCCTCTTCGCGGGTGTCGGTCACGACGCCGATGACGGCGCGGTGCTCGGAGAAAAGCTTGACCCCGTTCTCACGCGGGATCATGGCGCCGGGGCGGATGGTCTCCACGAAACCCGGGAATATCTCGGTGGGTGTGTCCAAGGGGACCGCCCGTGCGGTTATCTCCCAGCCGCCGCCGGTCCCGGCGTCGGCGAGACGGCTGGTGAGGGGGGCGTTACGCCTCCGGATCCGGTTCAGGGTCGCTGCCGGGTGATCGGTCTTTGCCATCGACGTCACCTTCTTCCTTTCCTTCTTCGTCTTCTTTGGGTAGTGGGTTGAGGCCTTCGATGGCCCTGACTTCGTCGATCGTGAGGAATCCGGCCTCGATCGCGACTTTGTGGGCGGCGTACCGGGTGGTCGTGTCCGGCCGCAGGAAGCCATCCACGTTGAAACGCACGTCATCCGGGAGCAGCTCGGATAGGGCGGCTTCGATTTCCCTCATGTACGGCATCAGCGTATGCCGCACGAAAAGGATACTCTCTTGCTCCATGTTGGCGTAGGTTTTGGAGTCGCCGTCGCCGGAGGTGAGCATGAGCCGTGCCGGGATCCCGAAAATCCTGGCGACGGAAATGACGTTGACTTTGCGGACGTCCAGTAGCTGTAGCTCGGCCGGCGTCAAATAGCATTGTTTGTATGTGAGGCCGGAGCCGAGCACGGCGACGCCGCCCTCGGGAGTCATTGTCGCGTTGGCCGCGTTCTTCCATTCTTTCGCCATGTCGGCGGAGAGTGTCTGGTCGGTGGTGAGGATCCCGGTGGGGCGCCCGCCGCGTTTGGTCCACTGGGCCGCGTATTGGTGGGCGTCTATGGCGCCGCGGAGTCCGTCGGCCCACGCCTGGATCGGGCCCTGGCCGAGCGGCTCGCCGGGCACGTGGGTGAGTTGCAGCTGGCGGACGTCGGAGACGGTCAGTGTGTCGTAGGTGATGGTTTTGACGCCGGTGGCGACGTCGATCCGGGCGGAGCACCGGGTCGGGTCCAGGACCCGGACCGGGCCGGGGCCGTCGGGGACGCGGAGCCAGGCGTTGCCGGTCTGGGCGAGGGACTGGGTTATCTCGCCGAGGAATCCGGGGAGGGTCTGGCCGGGCGGCAGGATCCGCTGGATCATGCCCGTGGCGGAGCCGCGGGGGCGGCCGAGGGTGCGGGAGTAGCGGTCCAGGGTGAGCTGCGCTATGGAGCCTTCGAGGATGGCGAGGGCCCGGTAGACGGAGTCCAGGACCCTCGGGTCTTCGCCGGCGTCGCGGCGGATGGTGACGCCGTTTTCGACGCGTTGCAGCCGGGGCGGCGTCTGCCGGCCGACCAGGGCCCGGGCGAGGGACGTGAATGGGTTTCGTGCCACGTGGATCATCCTACCATATTTGCAGGACGGGTTTGGATAGGTATTTGCCGGCGGCCCACACGGCGAGGGCGGTGGCGCGGAGGGCGTCGATCGGGCCGTCGGATTTGGCGGCGTCGAAATCGACGCCGCGGTTGGTGACGCGGAGCCGGGCGGCGTCGATCGCGGAGATGACGCAGCCGGCCTGGACGTGGGAGACGGTTCCGTCCCGGGACCGGTCGATCAGGGCCTGGCAGGCGTCTTGGTAGTCGCTGTAGGCGCCGGTCTGGCCGATGCCGTCGGCGGCGAGGGTCTCGGCGATGAGTCGTGTGGGCCCGGTGGGGTCGGCGACGATCCTCCGGTAGCCGTCCGCCCACAGGTAGCGCAGCCTGGGTTCGAGTTCGCGGACGTCGTTGCCGGACCAGGCGATGACGGTGACGGGGTCGCCGTCCTCGTCCAGCCAGGCCGCGGCGATGGTGGCGCCGGTCCCGTCTCGGGAGGCGTCGTAGGCGATGACGGTGTCGCCGGGGCGGCGGTGCTGGGCGGCGGGGTCAGTCTCGGGGATCGCCCTGGCGGTCCACATGGCGACGTCGAAGGCCGCCTTGTCGTCTCCGGCGGTGGGGAGGTTGAGGAACGCTCGGCGCCACTCGGCGAGGGGGAGTCCGTCGCCGAGCGCCCGGAGGCGCCGGAGGGACTGGGTGTAGCCGATGGCGGGATGGTAGGCGAGTGTGGCGTCGCCGTACGGGTCCCGGTCGGCCAGGTCCGGGTCGGCGGAGAACTCGAAGAACGCCACCCGGGCGGCGGGATCCTTGGTGGCGGCACGGCCGTGGGCGAGTTTCTCATCCCACCATCCGCCGGACGTCGCCTCCGAGCCGCGGGTGGACAGCCGCCAGGATTGGGCGAGCCTCCGAGTGGCCTGGGCGGGCTTGACGGCGGCTTCGATCGCGGTGCCCTGCTCGGGCGTGTACGCCCAGCATTCGTCGGCGGATTCCAGGTCGATCGCGTCGCCGTGGATCGCGGAGTCCGTCGGCGGATACGGTTCGAGATAGGCGCCGGTCGGCGCGTAGGTGAGCCGCTCGGCGCCTTTTCCCCGCAGGACTTCGACGCCGGAGTCCTCCACGGCCGGGATATCGTCAACGTAGGACCGCCACCGTTTGCCCGCGTCTTTCCCGGTCTGCGCCGTCATCACGGCACGGTGATCGGCGAAGGCAAGCATCCTGTGCAGGTGGATGGCGCCGACCAGGTCGGACTTGCCGGCCTGGCGGGGCACGGAGACCATCACCGTGTGGTACCACCACTCGCCGGGATGCTCGGGGTCCAGCTCGCAGGCGACGGCGGCGACGTACCGCTGCCACGGCATCAGCCGGCGTCCGCGGACACGCTCGGAGACTTCGGCGACCACGGGCCCGAGGCTGGGCCGGTCCGGGTCCCGGAGGGTGGCGTAGGCGGCGGTCAGGCCGTCGGGCAGCTGGACGGACACGGTCAGAGTCCCATCGATCGGGCCGTGACGGCTTCGATGACGGTCTGCAGCGTGTCGAACACGGAGCCGGTCTTCGTCGGGGGCTTCGGAAGCATCTCAATGCCGTCCAGGAGTTGTCTGGCAAGCTGGGTCGTGGCTACGGACACTTTCGCGGCGCAGAGACCGCGGTCCAGGGCTTTCGCCGTGGACAGCATCACCACGGTGAGCAGTTTCGTCCGGTAATCGAGAAGGTCCTCCCCATCAAGATCTTCGATCAGGTCTTTGACAGCGTCGTGGATCGGGGATTCGTCTCGAACCTCAAGGTCGAATAATGGCATTTTCACTCCTTTTCGCCGTTTTTTCCGAATTTTATACGATTTGGGGGGAAATGGAAAGTGGGGGCGGGGTCCCGGCCGGGGCCCGTTGGAAAAAATGCGGTTCCGATTTCGGTCGGTCGGCGTCGGACAGTGCGAGAGCCGTCGCCTCGAGCGGCATTGCAGCCGTAGTGCGCCGGTCGTAGGTTCTCGAGCGTGT